ACCTTATTGAGGAGAAGTTCAGAGAGTCAGCAAAGACTGCTTGGGCAAAGTTAAAAGTATGGCATACAGTATGTTATGAGCAGAAGCACTTTATCCAATACATTTGTTTTGAAAAGGAAAAGGCCACAGCTCACTTATATGACATCGCTTATGAGCTACAAACCAATCAAAGATTGTTAAGAGATTTTGGGCAATTGTTCTTTGAAGAGCATTTTCAACAAAGGCATGCCAGAAAGAAAAGTGTTACAGAATTTGTGACAACTACAGGAATAAAGGTCAAAGCCGGCTCCACCGGGGTATCAACTCGGGGAGAGGTATTCCAGCAATACAGGCCGGATTTGTACATCATAGATGACTTTGAGAATGACAAGACCAAAGGTTCTCCAGCAAGGACACAGCAAGTTTTGATGTTTATTGATGAGCTATTATCAGGTATTTCAGCAGATGCCCATGTAGTGTTCCTCTGTAATAAAATAGCTCTTAATGGGTCAGTGAACAATTTAGAAAAGCGTGCTTCCAGCAATCCTGATTGGAAATTATCAAGAACTTCTGTAGAGGAGAATGGAGAAATAACTTGGAGATCAAAATTTGTAAGAACAGACAGAGAAAGAGATGAGATAAATTCTAAATTAGCAAACCCTAAAAAACATGTTGCCAGTTTAGAAGAAAGAAAGCGCACCCTTGGCAGTTCCCGATATGCTCAGGAGTTTTTAAATCAGCCTATATCAGATGATGCAACTAGGTACATGCCCCGGTGGATACAGGAGAATTATTACAGAGACCTCCCTGTATTGTCTCAGTGCCACATTGTAATGGCAGTTGATCCAAATGCTTCTGAGAAGAAGACAGCAGACCAAATGGGGATNTGTATAATGGCAATGGATAAGAATACCCGATTAAGATATATTCTAGAGTGTGTAGGTTTCAGGTTTACAATTGATAAACAGTTAGGCATAATAAAAGAAATTTATGACAGGTGGCAGCCTCAAAGGATAGGGATTGAAGCTGTGATGAACCAAACTTCCCTATATGATCTGGTAAGCGCAGAAAATTATTTCCGATTACAGAAGTTAAGCCCTAAGAGTAAGGACAAGATAGCAAGAAGTAGTTATGTGGAGCCATTGGTAGAAAATGGCATTATCAAGTTTAACCCCTCTCATATTGCACTTGAAGACCAGTTATTACAGTTTCCCAATGATGAGCACGACGACTTAGTTGATGCTTTTTTGTATGCAAATGAGATGTTAAATATGTTAGGAGCTAGAATAGATAAAGAAAAAACTGCAACAATTGTTGGTAATATAATGTCTAAACAATTCTAAACATGGGAGCAATCCAAAATTTAAAGAAGCTGTTTGCTCAAGAGAGCACAGTTAAGATCAAAGCACCTAAGGGGAAAGACTTAATCAGAGAGATTGGCCGATCTGGTACAAAGTTATACAGTGGATATTTAAGTGGAGATTTCAATTATGAATTTCAGGGGCAAAATAAGATAACAATTTATGACAAGATGATGAGAACAGATGCAATGGTAAATGCAACAACTGAGTCTATAAAATTACCTATCCTATCAACAGAATGGAGAATTGAAAATGCGGTTGATGACCCGGGTGATGCCAAGAAACTTGGTGAATTTGTTAGATTGGCTTTTAATAAAATGGATAGAGATTTCCATGATTGGTTATATGAGGCATTGGATTATGTTTTCTTTGGGTTTTATTATTTCGAGAAGGTATTCAAAATCGAAGATGGAAAAATTTTCTGGGATAGATGGGCATCCAGAGTCCCAACAGCACATGAAAAGTGGGAAATGGCAAGTAGCCCAGATGTTCCTGGGATTACACAGACTTTGCCAGCTAGTAAATATCCCGGAACTGAAAGCATAGACATCCAGCCAGAAATTCCAATGAGCAAACTTATACTGCTAACACACAGAAAGCATGGAGATGATTATGAAGGGATAAGTGTTTTAAGATCAGCATATAAACATTTTCATTATAAAGATGTTTTGTATAGGTTGGATGCAATACGCGCAGAGCGAGGAGCAGGTGTTTTGCATATTGGATTACCAGAAAGCGCAAGTGATGAAGATATGACAGATGCAGTTGAATTAGCAGAAAACTTCCGGGCAAATGAAAAGAATTACATCATAACTCCAACTCCAGATTGGAAGGTAGAGCTTTTAAACACAGGAGTAAGTGGCTCATCCCAAACAAGTGGCATTGCTCCACAAGTAGAACACCACAATTTGATGCTGGCCATGAATGTATTGGCTCAATTTTTAGCTTTAGGAACAGGAGGAGTTGGTTCTTATTCATTGAGTAAGGATCAATCTAGTTTCTTTACTTTAGGCTTACAATCAATCACCCGATATATTGAAAACCAGATAAACAAGCAAGCAATTAAAGAGCTTATTGATTTAAATTTCGGCAAACAGGAAAATTATCCCCGGTTAGTTTTCTCAGATGTAGGTGAAGTTGATTTTACAGAGCTTACTCAGACATTAGCTATCCTTGCACAGGCCGGGGCAGTTGAAATTGATAACCAGATGAAAGTTTGGGTTAGAAAACAGATGGGCTATCCTGAAATAACCTTAGAAGAGTTAGAGAGACAAGAGCAGGAAAAAGAGAAAAATGCCCAAGAGAAACTTAAAAAGAAAGAAGAGGAGGAAAAGATAATCCCTGAAGTTAAAGAAGTGGTTGAAGAAACTGAGATGGCAGAAATTCAAAAGTTACTAACAGAGCTAGAACATCTTAAACAGGAGTCCAATTATTTATCAGAAGCTCTAAATGTCAATTAAGCTAAAACGCTACCAACTTGCCCAAAAGAATGAGGCCATTGCTCAGGATTTAGGATATGTAGAGAAAATTTTAAGAAAAGGTAAATTAGATTTAAAAGTAATTCTTGGTTGCGCAGATCTTTTGGTAAAATACAAAAGGCATTTTATTGATATAGGAAACAAGGCATTGGATTTAAACAGTGGCAAGACATTAGCGGTTAAGCCATTCAGGCCTTTAACTTATGCAGAGAGGCGAGTTGAATTTGACGAACTCAATGATTTTATAAACAAACACGAGTCAGAATTAAAAGCCATATTGAGAAGCATCACAGCTCGTCAACGAGATGCTGTTTTAAAGACTGTAGAAGCATTGGTAGACCAAAAAGACATCAAAGGGCTTAAGGACTTGACAACGAGTCTTAAAAACGAATTAAACAATGAATTAAAGGCAGTTGCCAAGACATCCTTAGAATATGGAAAAGAGCAAGCAGCCAGTGAAATTTCCGTAGAGACCCCGGCAACGCCAACAATAAACACCCAAGTATTAGATGCTCAAATTGATGCTTATACAAAACAGAGAGAGGAGGAAATAGTTAAAGAGGTAAAAAGGACAGTTTTGGATAACATAGCCATTGGAGTAGGGACTGCAGCCATTCTTGTGGCAGTTGGCAAGCAATTTGATGCACTTACATCTACAAATAACCGTGCTTTATCAGGCACAGTGACTACACAATACTTAAATCAGGGCAGAAGTGTGGTGTTTAATTCTAAAAAAAACTTAATCCACGGACTGCAAAGAAGCGAGGTTTTGGATTCAAAGACTTGTGCTATCTGTTTAAGTTTGGATGGGAGAGTTTTAAGCACAGATGATCCATTTACTAAAATTGGGCAAATTCACACAAATTGCAGAGGCATATGGGTAGCTATATTAAAGTCTGATGCGGATTTGCCTCAAGTTAAAGAATTGCCCCAAACTTTAAAAAGCAGATTTCAGGTTGCAGAGGGAGTCCCAAGTATCAATAATTTTAAGCAATTAAAAACACCCATTATTAACAAGACAAGCAGAGCTGGTCAGAAAGTAGCAGATGGTGATTTAGATAATAACCCTAACATCAATGTCCAATGAAAAAGGCTTTTTTGATGCTCGTTGTCAGATGTGTGGGAAATTGCTATTTTGTTATTCTGAAAACCAAGGTATAATTAAAATAGTCTGTAGCCGGTGTAAGTACAAAAATACTATTAACGCCAATAAGAGACCCATTGAGGACCAGGCATTCTACCTATGCCATTCTCAAAAGTCTCTGAATTAGAAAAATCTTTCCCTAGTGTTAAGAATTTGACCCCGGAACAAAAAGATAAAGTTCTGGATATTTTTAATGCACTCAAAAAAGAAGGGATGAAAGATGGGCAGGCAATCGCTATTGCAATCAGCCGGGCAAAGTTATCAGAGAATATAAAAATGGTTTTAAGCGAGATTCTGTTTGGGGAAATAACAGATGATGATTTAGAAAACACAGAGTTTGAAATACTTAAAGTGGGGCAGGCATATGATCCACGATATGGGAAATTTGAAGTAACCGAGGATTTATTGCTGGATTTAAAGAATAATTTTGATGAAAATGTGCTTGAAGTAGATGTTGCAGTAGATACAAACCATGACCCAACAGGCGGGGCAAGAGCTTGGATTTTTTCATTAGAAGTACGCAATGGGAGTCTATTTGCAAGACTAAAAGATTTTAGCGAAGAGGGGAAAAGAATGCTTAAAGAGAAAATTTTTAAGTATTTCAGTGTGGAATTTGCACCATTTAAGAAAGTAATAAATGGAAAACTGACAACATTCAAGAATGTATTACGAGGGCTAGCTTTAACTAACCGACCAGTCATAAAGGGGATGGCTCCCACATTTATGTCTGAAAATGTCCAATTATTATTTAACCATCGCAATATGGACACCTTCAAAGTATTTGCCGAAGCACTTCTGAAGAAAGATTCCATTAGCCCAGAGGATTTAGAAACCCTTAAAGCTATGTTTGCCAAGCTATCTGAGGAAGAGCAGGCAGAAGCCCAAGAATCTATTTCAGAGGCTGAGGATAAAGTGGATGTTATTCCTGAAAAAACTCCTGAAGAGGAGGAAGACAAGGAGACTCCAGCAGAAGACCCGGTAGTGCCAGTTGAGGAATTGGCAGAAGATACAAAACTTTCTGAGCAAATCAAAGCTCAAGAGAAAGAACTATCAGAATTGAGAGAGCGAGAGAATGCTCGTATTTTACAAGACCGCATTTCGTCTTTATATCTTAGTGAAGATAATTTAACAGGTTTTGTTAAGACGGAAGAGAATAAAACATCTTTATCAGAATTCATCAGTTCCTTAGATGAAGCTCAATTTAGCCAATTTCAATCTTTACTTGGTAAAGCAACCAGCATGAGCAAAGAACAATTTGCCGAGCTTGGCCATGGGGAAAATATTGAAGAAAAAAAGCTATCTGAGGAAGAGGAGCTAGATCAAGCTGCCAAAGATATGTCTGAGAAAGAAAAAATTCCTTACAACGAAGCACTTCGCAGAGTGCTAAACAAATAATTTTATTTCTATAACCTAAATTCACCATGAGTTCAGGAGCAGTACACCAAGCAGCCGAAGCATCCTTCATTTGTGATGCTGCCATGGCTAAATATATTGCTGTTAAGAATGACACCGTTGTTAACAAGGTGACAACTTGTACAGCCAATACCGATGAAACTGTTGGATTTGTTCAAAATATTGCAACTGCTGCCAATCAGCAAGTAGCAGTACGCACAAGTGGCTATTCTTTAGCTGTTTGTTCTGGTGGTTGGGCAAGAGGAGACAAACTCACCCCAACAACCGCAGGTGCTTTAGTAACCACAACCACTGCCGGGCATAAAGTCTGTGCTATTGCAGAAGACACTGTCGCAGCTGGTCAATATGGAGAAGTCCGCATTATTTCTCCGGCTATTCGTTATGATAGCTTCTAATTTTTTATTTCTTTAATTTTTGATTAGCCATGCAAACGCAATCCAATACAGTATTTACTAGCGTGCCGCTAACAAATGCATCATTAGCTTACAAGAATGAGCTTTACATTGCCGAGAAGGCAGCTCCGGTGGTGCAAGTTGTTAGATCAGCTGGTAAAATCTATTCTTATGGAATGGATAACCTACGCATTGTTAACACTTACCGAGCAGTAGGTGGTAAACCAAACATCGTAGAAACAACCGTAAGTTCTTCAGATCATTATTCTCTTGAGGATCATGTTCTTGGGGAATTTATTCCTGAGGAAGTTCTTCTTAACCAAGAAAGCCCAATCAATGCTCGTTTAGATGTCACCGAAGCTCTTACAGATCGCATTTATGTTGATAAAGAGAAGGCTTTTGCTGATGTAGTTACCTCAACCGGTGTAATTACTCAGAATACAACTCTTACCGGAACTGATCAATGGAGCGATTATGCCAATTCAGATCCAATTGCAGATATGAAAACTGCAATTGCGACAGTTCGTTCCGGTTCAGGCAAGAAACCAAATACATTTATTATAGCTTGGGATGTTTTGAACACTTTACTTTTCCATCCGGATATCCAAGGTTATTTCCCTGGTGCTCCTGCGATCACCAAAGAAATGCTAGAAACTTCATTGCCTCGCATTTTCGGTCTTTCAAAAATGCTTATTGGTGAAGCCCAATANAACAACTCCAACTTAGGAGGAACTGATACATTGGCNGACATCTGGACGAAAGACTGTGTCATTGCTTATGTTGAAGATCGCCCAACTTTGAAGAGTCGCACTTTGGCAAACACTTATGCAAGAAAAGCCCCTAGGCGTGTAGAACTTCTACCGATGGGGCAAGGTGGTCTTGAAACAGTACAACGCAAATCTGATTATATTCAGGTTTCTGATGAATATGATCAAGTTATTGTAGATGCTAAATGTGCTTACTTGATTGAAGCTGCTATTGCTTAATTCTTAACCTAAAACAACATGCGTATCTCACAAGATAATAAGGCAAAGAAGGAAAGTGGTAGAGTTAAAGAAGTAATCAAGAAAACTTCTGAAAAGAAAGGAAAGCCCGGGCCAAAAGTAATATTGGCTAAAAATATTAAGGCTAATAAGACAACTTATTTAAAAGGGACTTTGAAATCTGACTTACCAGAAGATGTAGCTAACCTTTGTAAGGAACTTGGTTACTTTGAATAGGTATTTCCGGGGAGTTCACCTGAAGCAACTCCCTCACACATAATTAACCCCATGGAAAATGACTTTCATTGTTAGGGGCAAATCCCGAAAGAATCTGAATTTAGTTTCAAGTGATATTGTTAATTCAGAGATTGCAAGTAATGCGGTTGAAACTTCTAAAATTAAAGATTTGAATGTAACTGCAGGAAAACTTGCAGCCACACTTGATCTTTCCGGCAAAACTGTTACTCTTGCTGCTAAAGAAGTTGGAGCGGGTGAAATCGGTCTTACTTCCGGTGCTATGCTCCGAGGTGCTGCCGGTGATGCTGCTGAGGAGCTTGTAAAAGGAACTCCAAACCAAATGATGGCTATGGATGGTGGTGGAGGATCCCCTGGTTGGTATACGGTTGGAGGTGATTTATCACAGGCTGCCGGTACTTTCACAGTTCAAGGGCTTGGAGCAACTGTTTCAGCAAGTGCAAATAAAGGTGTTCCCGGTGCTAATGTAACAGCTACTGAGCGTGGTGATTCTTATAATCATGTCACTAGACTAACTTTCACTAACCTTGCACTTCCCGGCCCGACTGCTATGGCTAATGAAGCTCATGGATATCTTCTTTATACATTCCCTGCCGGGACACATATTCATAAAGCAACCCTTATGGGTATCGGGCTTCAAGGTGGTGGTGTTGTAAATGCAGATACTCCTGATGTAGGTCTTGGTTCAGTTGAGGCTACTGGTGCAGTTGCCCTTTTAAATGGCACTGCGACTTTTGAGGATTATATTACAGGTCAAACTGCTGCTGATTGTAATGGCACTCTGAGTACTGCTTTACTTGCTGCTACTGCAGGTGCTTTAACAGGAATTTCTCTAAATGATCCAACCAGTGCTAAGACACTTTATCTTAACTATGCTGATGGTTGGGCTGGTGCTGATACTTTGTTGGCTACTGGTCAAGTTATCATTGAATGGACAACATTGCCTCTTGCTTAAATTTTTAGATACAGCCCTCCCCCAAACGAGGGCTGTTCCAAGAATTTAATTGATATTTTAAAACTTATTACATATTAACTGTTTGTTTGTTAACCCAATAAAATATGTCAAATCATCGGGCAAGGGTGTATGCTTACACCAAACAAGATAGGCTTATAATTGAAAGCTGCGAGGTGGCATCAGTGTGGACTGCTTCACCTGATGTTTCAAATATAGCCACATCGATAAATCACAGAGAAGGTTCAGTAGCTATGTCTTTTGATAAAGATGGAGTAACTGAGACTTTTGGTCAGATTTCAAAAACTGTGGATACTGATAATCCTATTAATTTAGTTGATTATCGCAGGGGGAAATTAAGATTTTGGATCAATCTTTCAGACTTAACAAATGTAGCTTCTGTAAGTCTTTATATTGGGGAAAGTGCTTCCCACAACTATGTGTATACTATAGCTGACACAGCTTTAACAACAGGGTGGAATGAAGTTACTTTCAATGTAGATTCCCCGACAGCCACAACAGGTAATGGGGCTGCTTGGAGTTCGGTAGATTATATTGCAATCAGAGTTAATTTAGATTTAGCTGCTAACACTCTTACTGCGATTTTAGTAGATGCAATTACTGCAGTTTATGAAGCAGGAGTAAATATTGAAAGTGTTAATATTACCGGGACAGGGTTGGCAACTGCCGCAAAGCAAGACATAGGCAATACTTCATTATCTACTATTGCAGGGGATACAACTTCTATTGATAGTAAATTAGCAATTCTTGGGCAAAAGAATTCTGCCGGTTCTATGCCGGTAGTTTTAGCTAATGATGATAATGTGGAAATTCAAGGTGATGTAGCCTCTGGTGATCCTGATTCAGGCAATCCAGTTAAAGTTGGTGGTAAATATAATTTAGTTGCCCCTACTTTCACAGATGGTGATAGGGCGGACTTTCAATCCGATGTAAATGGTAACTTAAATCAGAATGTAAATACTTTATTAGCAGGTGAAAACCAAGCTGATAATGTGCAAGAAGTAAGTATTAAATTATTAACTAATTCAACTGACGCTACTGCGATAGACCAATCATCTACTTTAGAGGCTTCTTCTGTTGCTAAAGGTTCTTCCGGTAAGTTTTTCGGTGTTGAAGGTAGAATTGACTCAACTGCTCCAACGCTTACTTATTATGTCCAATTCTTGAATTATACTTCTGTCCCTGCAGATGGAATTGTTAATCATTTAAAGACTCCTTATAAAGTCCAGCATACAAACGGGACTGACAGTAAATTTACTTTAGATTGTTCTTTCCCGAATGGTATTTATGCTTCTACCGGGATTGTGATTGTAGTTTCCACTGCTGAATTTATTAAAACTATTTCAGGGGCTTATTATTCCGGGACTGCCTATTATATCTAATTTATAAAAAATTGATTTATGTCTATTTCAACAACTGACGCAACGAATGTAGGCTCTGTGCTAAATATGGACCCTAAGAACAATCAGAATAGCCAAAATTCTTTAGGGGCAACCATAGTTAGAAATGGTGGCATTCCAATTATGAAGCCACTCCAATTAAATGGTAATAATGGTACTTTTACAGTTAATGTGTTTCAGATAAATGGTATCGTAAAGATTATAGGTTTATATGCTAATGTATCCGGGCCACTTGGTAATTGTACTAATGTATTTCTTGATTTATGGGATGGTGGAGGGGCAATACCTGTAACCGCTAATCCCGGCACTAATTTATCCGGCGCACCACAAAATAGTTTTATTTTGAAATCCGGTAATAATACAGAGCCTATTAAATATAAAACTTCCGGTACTGGAATTTTTGTTGAGGATGGTTTGAAGGGATTTTTTGTTGGTCAAAAGAATGGCTCGCCCACATTTATTAGAATGACTTATACAACTATTGACACTCCAACATCAGGCCAAATAGATTGGATTGCTGTTTTTATTCCTCATAGTAATGGTTCTTGTGTTATGCCGGCTTAATTTTTAACTTAATTTAATTATGGCTACATTTGAAATAATCTCTAAAGATTATGCTAAAAATATAACATCAGAAGTATCTGATGATGGTTCCTTTGTTCAAGTAGAAGGAGATTATCTAAAAAATGCTCAAGGTGGATATGTTAAGACTGTCCTTCAAGTTAAATTTATAAAAGATGATGAATCAGAGAGTGAAGTGCAAAGATATGAGGTTGATGGTGATGATGATGAGATAATTGAGTCTTTATTACAATCTTCTGCTGATGAGTATAATTTAAGAATTAACTAATAAACCATGCCTCGATCATCATTATCACAATCAAGAGTACTAACAAGAGATTATGAAGATTGTATTGTTTCAAACGGGTTTCTAGCAATTTTTCAACTAATTCTTATAACCCAACTTATAATTCAGGTGAAAAGCTAAGTTGTTTTGGGTGGGTAAAAATTAGTCAAAATGCTAATTACATATTCTCTCAATTTGCTTATATGGCAAATCAGAGAAGTTGGTTACTTTATACAGACAATACAGGCAAATTAAGGATTCTATTATCGAATAATGGCACTGCTATAATGAAATCTTATATCGGTACAAATGCAATAGCCGACGGAGCTTGGCATTTTATTGCTATGACTTGGAATACCGCTGTGGGATTGAAACTTTATGTAGATGGTAAAGAAGAAACTGTAACTAAAATTACCGACAATCCAAACCTTAACTTACATCAATCAACCTCTAAGATAGCTATTGGGCATGGATATTCCTCTTTAGGAACACCTGTTGGAGCCACTCCCGGTAGTTATAAAATGTTTGCTACTGTTCCAGATGAATTAACTGCTCAACAGATAGCTGATATTTATTACAGAGGGGAAATTGATTTTACTACTTCCGGTTATTGGAAAATAGACGAAGCTTCCGGGGCTACCTTAACTGACAGCTCCGGTAATGGAAGAAATATATCAGCTTTTAATGGGACTTGGAGTTTACAAGGCCCTTACAAAAAGAGGGCGGTTAGTGGTAAAAGGTATCCGGTTAAAGATATTTTCCAAAAATCCATTGATTTACAACCAATTCCAACCTCTCAAGCTGTTGTTACTGACCATGTTGATTTACAAGATATTTTCACTACTGGTGGAGCTATAAGCTTTTGGTATTATGCTAGAAGTCTTGGGGCTACTGGTACAGGTGTATATATAGCTAAAACTAATGGTATTGGCACTTTGGGTTGGTCATTTTATCATCCTGGTAATAAAAATATACGATTATTAAAATCATTTAGTGGTACAGGTGGGCAATTTAGATTAGCTAATGCTGATGTAGGCAAATGGAGTTGGGTTTTTGTGTGGTATAATGCTTCAAATGTAGCGAATATACCTGTTTGTTATCATGCGGTTGATTTCGGAGTCCCATCATCAGTTTTTGTTTCAACAGCTATTACTCCTGTTGGTACTGCTACTAGCGATAATACAATTGATATGACAATAGGAGATAATTCTTGGGGTGCGAGAAATTATGACGGCAATATAACAGGAATAAAACTATTTAGAGGAACTGCTCCAACTTTAGAACAGATAAAAGATTTATATTACAATGATATAACTCCTTCGACTTTATCTTT